TGACACTGTGTCAGCGATGGAAAAACTATTAGGTAAAGGACCGTCCTTGTTAGGAATTGGAACCGCATCACCGAATACCAACAACGGAATGTCTAGTATTGATTCTATGAAAGGAACACTTGCTGATACAACATCTACTGCTATTTCCGATATGGGCTCAAAATTTGATCAACTGTTTAGTAACATGCAAGAACAAAAAACTACAGAAGTAGCAGCAGCCAATGAAAAATCGAATCCCATTATAGATACGTTAAATAGTAAACTTGATAGATTAATTGATATTAATTTAAGATTGGCAAGCATTAACGACGATCAATTAAGAGTGCAGAAGGGCATCGGGTCTGGCGATATGTTTAGTTCCGTTGCATAATTTAGGATAGAAAATGACCTGGAAGAAATATTTTACACCGGTAAAGATTGACAATCAAAGCGGATCTATGAGCCCAATTAGTGGAGGCGGCCGCCCTGGACCTGCCCGTGCAAATTATTCTAGTTACTTGCCCGATGTATATGCAGGAAGTCCAAATCGTATCGAGCGTTATATGCAATATGATACCATGGATATGGACAGTGAAGTTAATGCTGCCTTAGACATTCTTGCAGAATTCTGTACACAAAAAGACAAAGAAAATTCTACACCTTTTCATTTTTATTTTAAAGGACAGCCTACAGCGACCGAAGTTAAACTTTTAAAAGATAGTTTACAAAAATGGGCTAGACAACAACAATTTCAAACTCGCATCTTCCGTATTATTCGCAATACATTTAAGTACGGTGATTGTTTTTTTATTAGAGATCCACAAACACAAAAGTGGTTATTTGTTGATGCTGCTAAAGTTACAAAAATTATTGTTAACGAAAGTGAAGGTAAAATTCCAGAGCAGTATGTAGTTAAAGACATTAATTTTAACTTTAAAGATCTAATAGCAACTACTCCGCATAATACAACTAATACAGCACCTAGCGGTACTAGCAGTTATACCGGCGGTGGTGGATTTGGTCGTGGCATGGTAGGTGCAGCAGCACAGCCTCCAGGCACTAGATTTCACAATCAAACTAACGAAGTTACTGTTGATGCAAAACATGTTGTACATATTTCATTAAGTGAAGGATTAGATAACAATTACCCGTTTGGTAATAGTCTATTAGAATCAGTATTCAAAGTCTACAAGCAGAAAGAATTGCTTGAAGATGCGATTATTATCTATCGTATACAACGTGCTCCAGAAAGACGTATTTTCTATGTAGACGTTGGAAATATGCCGGCACATATGGCCATGAGCTTTGTTGAGCGTGTTAAAAACGAAATTCAACAAAGACGTATTCCTAGCTCAACAGGCGGCGGATCTAACATGGTTGATGCTAGTTACAATCCGTTAAGTGTAAACGAAGATTACTTTTTTCCGCAAACAGCAGAAGGTCGCGGATCAAAAGTTGAAACACTACCAGGCGGTACTAACCTAGGCGAAATTACCGACCTACGTTATTTTACCAACAAGTTATTCCGAGCCTTGCGTATTCCTAGCGCATACCTTCCTACAGCAGTTGACGATGCTCCAAATACACTAGCTGACGGAAAAGTAGGTACTGCTTATATTCAAGAACTTAGATTTAACGAATACTGTAAACGTCTACAAGCTAGTATCATTGAAACATTTGATTTAGAATTTAAACTTTGGATGGAAACAAGTGGCATCAGCATAGATTCTAGTTTATTTGAATTAAAATTTAACGAACCGCAGAACTTTGCTGCTTATAGACAAGCCGAACTTGATACAACAAGGGCGGGAATTTTTGCTCAGTTACAAGAACTACCGCATCTAAGTAAACGATTCGCATTAAAACGCTTCTTAGGATTAACAGAAGAAGAAATTAAAGAAAACGAAAAAATGTGGAGAGAAGAGAATGGTGGCAATCTTGCAAAGCCTGCAGATGCTTCTACAGATTTACGATCTGCAGGTATAACTCCAGGCGGTATCTCGGCAGAAGCAGGAGCACAAGACGAAGAAGCAGATCCAGCTATGGCAGCAGCAGCTGAAGCCGGTACCGGTGCCGAAGCAGAGACCGGAGCTGCTCCTGCAGTCTAAGGAATAAATACACTATGCTTCTACTTGAGTTCCTTTATTTCAATGACAATAATAACGATTTTGCAGTTGATCGTAGATACTTTAACGAGCGCGATAAAAGCGTGGTTAAACAAAAAGACACCCGTAAAATACGGTTAACACTAAGACAAATTAATCAACTTCGCCAACAAAGCGAAGCCCATGAATTTGAATCAGAATCAGAACAAGAATTTGTAAGACAGATGTATGGACAGCCTCCAGCAGAAGCAACCCCACAAGAATAAAATAGGTTTTGTATTAGGAAATGGTAGAAGTAGATTATACGCAGATCCTAAAAACTTCAAAGAACAAGGTACAGTCTACGGCTGTAATGCCTTGTATCGAGAGTTTGAACCCGACCATCTAATAGCAGTTGACGTTAAAATGGTCAATGAAATTGTAGCCAGCGGCTACAATAAAACACACTCTGTTTGGACAAATCCTAATAAGGGCGTAAGCACTAAATTTAATTTAAACTTCTTTAACCCCCATAAAGGTTGGAGTTCTGGGCCTACAGCATTATGGTACGCATCTACGCAAGGTCATACAGAAGTTTACATACTAGGATTTGATTACCAAGGTGTAGAGGGTAAATTTAACAACGTTTATTCAGATACTTACAATTATAAAAAAAGCTCCGACATAGCTACGTATCACGGAAATTGGCTAAGTCAAACAGAAAAAGTAATAAAAGAATTTAGACAAATTCGATACTATCGTGTTATAGCAGAAGGTGCATTTATTCCTGATCAACTAGGAACACAGCATCAAAATTTAAAACATATAAATTATCATGAATTCAATATAAAGTTCCCAGAAGTTATTTACAATAACTAAAACGATCAAAAAACTACCATTTAACACCAAATTGTAATCATAGTGTTAAATAAAAGCACAGCCTAACCATCTTGAAGGAGAATACAACATGGCAGATAAAAGCAAATTAGAGCAAATGCTCGAGAGCTTGGTCAATGACGATCAGGCAAAAGCAGAAGAATTATTCCACGAGTACGTAGTTGCGAAATCTCGTGAGATCTATGAAAATTTAATCGATTCCGAGTTAGCAGAAGCTTCTGAAGAAGAAGACGAAGAAGTTGACGAAGCTATGGACGAAGAAGACGACGAAAAAGTCGACGAAGCTATGGACGAAGAAGACGATGAAGAAATGGAAGAAGGTTTCGAAGATATTGCCATCGAAGCTGACGACGAAATGGGCGGAGACCCAACCGACGAATTAAGCGGTGAGTTAGACGGCGAAGAAGGTGAAGAAGGCGAAATGGGCGAAAAAGACCCAGCTGAATTATTCCAAGACCTAGACGCAATTGTTGACGAACTACAAGCTAAGTTTGACGCAATGGGCGGCGATGTTGGCGGCGACGAAATGGCTGGCGACGAAATGGGCCCACCAGACGAAATGAAAGATGATTTTGATCTAGCCACAGTACGTGAATACGTAGAAAAAGTAGGTAACGGCCACGGTGCTGAGAAGAAAGGTGGTGCAGAAGGCACATTCTCTGGTACAGGCGGATCTGCAGGCCCTGCAAACACAAAGAGTATTGTAGCAGGCAAAAATGATATGGGCGGCACAGCTTCTAATATTGCACAAAGCAAAGAAGAAGCAGCTACCTATGCAAATCAAGGACACTTAAAGGGTTCTAGCCTATTTAAAGGTAACCCAAAAGAAGATAACGCAGGCAATATCAATGTTCCAGGCGGCAAGGCAGGTGGTGCTTTCAGTAAGAAAGAGCCAGGCCACGGTGCAGAGAAGAAAGGCGAAGCTGAAGGTAAATTCAGCGGAGCAGGCGGTTCTTCCGGTTCAGTTGATAAAGCAAGTCTTTTCCGTGGTCGTAGATAATAGGACAACATGGTGAAAAACTATCTCAGCGAACATTTGAATTTCGACCAGGCCAAGATTGTCTTGGAGAGCGAAGGTGAGGATGGAAAAAAATCGCTGCATTTGAATGGCATCTGTATTCAAGGTGACATTCGAAATCAAAATCAGCGAATTTATTCTTCTCAAGAGATTGGCAGGGCTGTCAAAACGCTCAACGAACAGATCTCCGGCGGATATTCAGTTTGCGGAGAGTTAGATCACCCTCAGGATTTAAAAATCAATCTAGATCGTGTTAGTCATATGATTACCAAGATGTGGATGGATGGTCCTAACGGCTACGGAAAACTTAAAATCATCCCAACTCCAATGGGTCAGTTAGTTCAGACTATGTTGGAGTCAGGGGTGAAGTTGGGTGTATCGAGTAGAGGTTCCGGCGAAGTAGACGGCAGTGGTAATGTTCAAGGTTTTGAAATTATCACAGTTGACATTGTAGCACAACCTAGCGCCCCGGGAGCTTACCCAACACCGGTTTACGAACACTTGATGAATAATACAGGTGGATATAAGGCATTTACAATGGCAAAAGAAGTTCAAGGCGACCCAAAGGCACAGAAATACCTAGCAGAGAATCTGGTGAAGATCATCAGAGGTCTCAAATAACAGTAGGAGAATCACATGCTAGACATCGTAAAACAATTGTTTGAGAACAATGTGATTTCCGAAGAAATCAAATCGGAAATTGAAACTGCTTGGCAAAGCAGAATTCAAGAAAACCGTGACCAAGTCACAGCAACTCTTCGTGAAGAATTCGCACAAAAATACGAACACGATAAGACTGCAATGGTTGAAGCTGTAGAAGCTATGCTAACGGACCGCCTACAAGCGGAACTAGGCGAGC